CTGGCGCGAGGTCCTCAGCAACGGACCCGAGCTCGCCAAAGAGAAAGTCAGCCCACAGTGGGCCTCCAAGATTGTCGGCACCTACTCAGGTGTCTCATTCGCAGACATGGATGACGTGCAGAACGGGTACTTCAGCAAGATCGGTGACCTCGCCGACCAGCTCACCGTTGAGATCGCAAGCGACAAGGACTGCCTCACCTACAGCACGCCCGAGGATGACGCACTCGAGAATGCCCTGCACTACAAGAACCTGCTGCTGAACTGGCAGCTCACGTTCCTGCAGTGGGAGCTTGACTGGAACTGCCGCGACCCACACGCCGCGGCTGAGCTCGCTGCCATCAGCGAGGTCCACAAGATGTTCTTCGGGCCGACGGGGCTCACCGCCTACCTGGACAACATCAAGTTCGAGTTCGATGAGGCGGACCAGCTGGCCCTCGCAGAGGCCCTGATGGAGCTCCGCGATGGCCAGGCGATGAAGGATGAGTGAGGCACCCAGTGAGATCGAACTCCCCCCGAGTGGCGATGCTGCGTTTGCGTCTCTCATGGACACGTTGGTCACAGAAGAGGGCACTGAAGCGCCTAGTGAAGGAGCAGCACCGCCTGCAGATGCTGGAGGAACTGACACGGGAGCAGGCGGTGCGAGTGGGCCGGCTGATCCTGGATCAGCAGCAGCTCCGACAGGAACGCCAGATGTTCCTGGAGGAACCGGCGGAGCCGCCACCCCCGACCCCGCCACCCCCGCCGTTCCGGGCGAAGCCGGAGCTGGAGACGGAGCCGGACCCGGAGCCAGCGATGGCGGATCTCGCCCAGAGGCTTGGACTGCCAGCTCAGCTGAGCTAGCACCCCAGCTCGGCGAGATGTCCACTGCGTTCGAGGAGCGCACTCGTCAGGCGTACCAGCAGACGGCACTCGAAGAGGTGCGCACCGAGCACACGCAGTACTTCGAGGCCCTCGACAAACACCCTCGTATGCTGGTCGGGCAGCAAGTGCCGGCCATTGGCAAAGAGGGCAATGAAGTCCTGCGTGATGCAGCTGACGCACGCGAATGGCAGGAAGCAGTGAAGTCGCTGCTTGTTGCCGAGGTGCGCGACAAGGCAGAGAAGGCGATGGAGGAGTCGTCGGACTTCCTCAACACCATCCATGCCAGCATCGATCTGTTCCAGAACAACCCGGACTTGGTGCCGGGCACCAAGGACTTCGACGTCGACCTGGCCAACCGGTTCGCTACGATGGCAACACCGTACGAGCTGCGCGTGGACGGCAAGCTGCAGGGGTACAGCATCCCTGTACAGCCGCTCATCGAGCAGATCCGCAACCAGATCGTCAAAGAGCGGGAAGCCAAGCCCGCCGAACCTGCAGCACCAGCTGCACCCAAAGCTCCGGCTGAGCCACCTCAGGCGGGGATTCCATCCAAGGCAGGAGCCGGCTCAGACGCGGAAGATTTTTCCACGCTGTTCGGTACGATCGGCCTGCCGAACCTCCAGATCTGAAGGGAACGTCATGTCCGAGTCCACCAGAGGACTGATCTACCGCGGCCTCGTGGTCGTATTCTTCGCGCTCGTCACCTTCGGCGTTGTCACTGCCGACGAGGGTGCAAGCTACTTGCAGTCCGCAGTCACCGCGCTTGGGCTTCTCGGCTTCGGCCTTGCCTCGCGCAACACGCCCGGCATTGGTGGCAAGTGAGTCGCCGCACTCGAGAGCGGCGGCTCGACGCACACCGCACTGCCGCAGCAACACAGCGGACCAAGCCTGACCCTGTGGAGATCATCACCTACAAGGGGTGGCGCATGTCGCGCTACACCGCAGCTGCAATCTCAGTGCTGCAGGAGAAGCTTGGCTACGAGCTAAGTATCGTGCAGGGCCCGTACAACAAGGGCGTGGGCGCAAGCGCCGGCACCCATGATCTGGACGGAGTCATTGATCTGAGCTCGTGGCGGAGCACACAGAAGGTCACCGTCGCACGGCGCAACAGCTGGGCTATGTGGCCCCGCAAAGAACTGCCGGGCGTATGGGGCGCACACTGCCACGGCGTACTCAAGCGGGCCAAGCCGATGGCCTCGCTCGCCGTGCAGCAGCTCGAGGTGTCCTACCCCAACCACACGGACGGACTGGCCAGCGAAAGCTACGACAGCTTCCCTGTCCACCCTCCGCTGAGTGCGTTCAACTACAACGAGTGGTGGCACGACAAGCTACTCGATCAGAAGATCGATGGCGTGTCCGCGCGCATCAACACGTTCGTGGACAAGCTTTCAGCTGCGCGTGCAGCCAAGAAACGGCTGAAGGCGCAGAAGAAAAAGGCTGCTTGATGCAAGAAGAGTGGCGCGAAGTACCGGGGAGACCCGGCTACATGGTGTCCAACGAAGGCCGAGCTGCGAAGCTGCTCACCTTGACCTCGCACACCTCGGGCTACGTGCAGTACGCCACACCCGACGGAGCGGGAGGCCGGCATCGCGAGTACCTGCATTCCTGGGTAATGCTCGCGTTTGTCGGCCCCCGCCCCGAGGGGATGTACGTCTTGCATAACGATGACGTCAAGACCAACAACCGTGTGGAGAACCTCCGCTATGGAACCCCGTCAGAGAACGTCGCAGACATGTTCCGCAATGGACGGCGCTCGCTCAAGACGCACTGCAAGTTTGGGCACATACTGATGCACCCGAATCTGCAGAGCAATGGTTCCTGCCGCGCGTGTGGTGCAGCAAGGAAGCGCGCTACGCGTCTCCAGGTGCCCTGCACCGAGGCCATGCGTGATCAAGTGTACGAGGAGCTGATGCCCTGATGGCACGCTTCCCTGTCCACTACGTGCCGCGGCCGTACCAGGAGGAGCTCCACAAGATGTGGCGCACCAACCGGTATGGGATCGCCGTGCTGCCCAGGCAGTCTGGTAAGGATGTGGCCGCCAGCATGGAGCAGTGTGATGCAAGATTGCGCACAGCCAAGACCACTGGCGTCTACATCAGCCTCAACAACCCAATGGTCCGTGACATTCTGTGGGACAAAACGTACATAGATCCTATTACCGGTGACTACATCCGAGGTCTGCAGGACAACGTGCCAACCGACGAGGTGGAGTGGAAGTCCACCGTCATGGAGGGCCGCTTCACCAACCACAGCCGGCTCAAGCTCCAAGGCTACTTCCAGTCAGGCCAGGACAAGAGCGGTGTTGGTACGTCCTTCCAGGACTACACCATCACTGAGCTCGCCCTGTTCTACCGGGAGGACCCGGTGCCACGGCTCATGCCCATCCTCGAGAACCGAGCTGAGAACAAGCGCCTCATGGTGGTGTCGACACCGCGTGGTCGGCGCAAGAATGCGCTGTGGCAGCTGATCCAATCGATGGACGGCAACCCCGAGGCGCAGCTGATTGTACGTACAATCGACGACCTCAACGAGATCATGGCGCGCAACGACCTTCCAGCTGTGCTGTCGCAGGAGGAGCTCGAGCGCATTCGTGACACGTACCTCAAGCGCTTTGGCAACGATCGCATGTTCGAGCAGGAGTACTACTGCAGCTTCGAGGAGATGGATGCTGCCGCTGTTTACGGTGAGGCATACATGAAGCTCGTTACAGAAGAGCGAATGTATGACTTCAACCTTAACAGCGGACACCCAGTTTATGTGGTATTCGACATAGGCGCGAGCGGCATGCACTCGGACGCCACCAGCTGGATCGCATTTCAATGGTACTCAGGGCGCATGTTCATATTCGACTGTGGTGAGGGCCACGGAAAAGCCCTACCAGAGTATGTCGACGACCTCCGACTGAAGTACTGGTTCCCACAGATCAGCCAGATCATCCTGCCGTGGGACGGTGACCACCACGAGAAGGCGGTCAACACCACGCCGGCTGACATGATGCGCACCAAGTTCGCAAATGTATCTGTGCTCGCTAAGAGCAATAAGGTCTATAAGATCCCCGGATCCAGGCAGGGTGACTTCGACATCATCACCGACATCCAGCAAGCACGGATGAACCTGTACAACACGGTGATCCACAAGACCAACTGCGACTGGTTTGCCGAGTGTCTCGAGAACTACAAGTACGAGTTCAACAACAGGCTCCAGGAGTGGACGGCTAAGCCGCTGCACGACAAGTACAGCCACATGATGGACGCCTACCGCTACGCCGTGCAGGCCACGAAGGAGCTAGAGTTCTTCGGTGGCCAGTTCTACGAGCAACCCGGCACCAACCAGACCGGGAGCTACTACGAAGAGGATTGGACAGGTGTGTGGCGATGAAGCAGGTCAGCATCCGGCAGGCGCTGCAACACGTCGCCGACTACCCCGAGCCGATCACAGACGAAGTCGTGAACTCTCCGGTCTACGAGCTGGTCTCACGTACGCTGTTCGACATCGCTAACCGGCCAGACGCTGGGGTGCGAGGCTCAATGACCAAGGCGAACCGCGCACGCAAGATGATCCTTGACAGGATGGCAGGGCGCCGGAGAGCGGGCACCAAGCCCCCGGTGAAGCAGAGCTCCAGCCTGGAGTTCCGCGATCTCACAGGAGGTGAGCTCAGTGCCACAGCTGAAGAAGTTCAGTGACTTCATGGACGAGCCGATGGATGTCGGTCCACCCACGGAGGACATGGACAAGATCCTCGAGCTCGGCACCATCATGGCCGAGCACGGAGAAGGGCTGATCGTCTATGTCGAGAATCCGCCGCTCCAGAAGTGGGCAAAGAAATGATCACCAAGATCCTGGAGTGGACGTTGGCAATTTTTTTTGGCGCGCTCATTGCGCTCCCCCTTGCAGCAGGCTTGCTGTTCGCCATCTACGTACTGGTCCTCGCAGTGAGCGGAGGTAACGCCTCATGTCAGGAGACCTTGTGCTAGTCCGCAAGTTCCGGCGGGCAGTACCTGAAGCACACCGTGTCAGCCTTGACACTAGGATCCAGTGGCTGTGGAACCAACGGTTCGGCACAGTGCAGATGGTGTGGAAGGAGAGCAGGGACGTTCTCGACCACACAGCTGCGACGCTGCTACTGCAGGCCATCATGGGCAAGGACATTGAGTCCATCAGCCAGATCTTCGAGCGACTCGAAGGCGCCCCTGTCAGCGACGTGGAGCTGCAGGATCAACCACACGAGCCGATCAGAATCTGAACGGACGTGTCGCCGGCAGGACGCGCTGCTCATCAGGCAACACGTCCAGGGGCAGGAACCACTTGGTGTGGAACCGCACAGCTCTCGGGTCGTCCGGCTTGTTAACGCCGTTTGTCCGCTCAGATATAGGCTTGGGCCTATACCGGTGGTAGTTGGCGTAGACCCGTGTCCCGTCCTCGAGCTCTCGGATCGGGTGGTGCGTCATGGGTTCAGAGTGCCAGACGTGTACTCGTAGTACAGCGTCAGCGTCATCGGCCGGTGCCTCTTGATGTAGTAGCCGGGCTTCACCCGGAAAGCGTTGGGCACCTTTCGCCCCATGATGTACGTCATGTAGGACTTGCCGAAGTAGAAGCGCAGGCACTGCGTGATCTTCCGGATGTCGGGCCCGCACGTACCGCCACCAACGTACAGCTCCGCGACGTTGATGCCTGTCGCCCACTCATAGATCATGGCGGCCGACACGCGGTGCCCGTGCCGTGGCGAGAGCTGCCGTAGGAACTTGCGCGTCTCGCGTTCCCACATCACAAGATGCGGGTTCTCCTTCACCAGGTACTTGTCCTTGGTGAAGGGCATTTTTGCCCGCTCACTATCAGGCAGTACCAACTGGTTCACCCGAGCACTACCCTCGGGGGGCCGAGCTGTGCTCGGCACTTTGTTCGCCTTATTTTCCTTGTCAAACTTCTTCTTTAACTGCTCCTCTAGCTCGGTGAGCAGCGAGTTCTCCTCGTTGATTGCCATGCGCAAAACTTTACCACCTAAAAAAGAGAGGTCCAGCCCGAAGGCCAGACCTCTCTCTAGCGCACCATCCCCCACACCACGTGCTCCATGTCCACTCGCACGGTGTCTGCGTTAGCACGCAGCTCCGCAGCTATGGCACGGACCAGGCTGGACTTCTGGTTCTGAGCTAGGCCACACCCACCCGCTGCTTCAATGCCACGGGCGATGAGCATCTCGATCTCGTTCACGGTGAGACCTGTGAGTACTTGTCGATGTTGGTCAGCAACTTGTCGATCTCGTCGTTGTCCAACACGAGCTCAGTCGCACGAGCGTTGAGCCTGTCCTTCCAGTCCGTGATCCCCGCTGCTTTCATCTCCGAACCGATCGCGAACAACGTGTTGTTTCGCTTGCCCTGCGGGATCGGCTTCGCAAGCCGGCTCAGGATTTCGTCGTACATCATCATGACCTCCAGGTCATCGTTGGATTCCAGAACCGAAACGATCCTGGAGTGTGTTGCTGCGATCTTCTCTTGCTTGTGCGTGAGCTGCTCATGCAGATGCAAAGGCAGCACAGCGACGGGCCTGTCATTCCACAGCTGCTGCTTGTGGTGGTAGACACAGCCCGTGCCTCGGAAGTCCACGCCCTGCTCGACACCGATTCGGTCGCCGAGCTCGGCGTATCCCTTGTCGTCATCCCAGTGATCAGTGGGTACGTCGTAGAACAGGTGGAACCCGTCCCCGCTTCTGCTGGTCTCGGCCAGCGTGGGCGGCAGCATTAGCTTCTTTGCTGCGTCGTACCCACCGTTCTTGCCATCAATGTCTACGCACACCAATCTGGTGGAGCGCATCACGATGGCTACTGCCCACTTGTCACGCAGGTACCCGTACATCGCACGACGTGAATTGAACTCACCCTTGAGATACAGGGGCATGAACGTGTCACCGCCCCAACCTGGGTCGGTCTTTCCGTTAGGCCAAGCCCTGACAAGGGCGAGGCCGTTGCTTCCAGCTAGATCAATCAGTGGAATCGGAAGTACTGTCGGTATCCGATAGTTCTCCGCCTGCCACCACGGCGTTGATGAATGCTGCATCGTCCTCTCCTTTCATGGACTCGAGGTATGCATTTGCTTCTGTCTTGAACGAGGTCACGACACGCACCTTGCGCGGCGAACCGTTAACTCTTTGTGTTCGGCGTTCGGTATTGACCAACGGAACGAACAGTGCGATCACGTCGGGCTCAGCCCACGAACCGAGATCGTTCTCCTTCAACCTCCACGACTGGAACTTCTGCACCAGCTCATGGATAGGCGAACCCAGTAGACCGACGGCACCTAGCGCGTCGGTATCCTCGGTGTACTTCAGGAACTGCAGTGCCGAGGAGTTGGCTTCCATCTGCTCCAGCTGGAGCTCGATCGCCTTCGTCGTTGGTGCAAGTTTCACAGCCACCTCGTCCTCTGTCACATACCTGTCAATGAGCAACGACAGGAATGCACCGAGCATGCGCTCGTTCAACATGGACTTCTCGAACCTGTGATCCAGTGTGTACACATTGGGGAACTGGAAGCGGACGATCCGCTTCTGCAGTGCCGATGACTTGTCATGCGTCTTCGGCTCACGATTCAATCCCTCAAGGAACAGGGCATTGGTCTGCACAATGGTGGCCGTCGAGTCATACAGCTTCCGAATAGGAATTGGCTCGCCGGCAATCAAG